TTGATGTTTTATCTGAAATGTATCAACTGCCAGTTAGTACTCCAGTGCTAGCATGGGAAATTGCTTTAGTTGCGTGTAGAGTAATGCAAAATATTAATAGAACACATCCTTTAAAGGTATCATTATCAGATTCTGAAGGTAAATTTGAACGCGTTCGATTAAGAAAATTAAAAAATACTAAAAAATAAATTTGTGTTTCTGATAATTTATTTTTATATTTAAATGTAACAAAATATATAAACTATGATAATTGTATTAACAACCGCGCTAGGATTAGCACTCGCAACATCGATTTATTTAGCAATCGAATTAGGTAAAGTAAAAACTGAGGTCGGTGATCGTAACATGATCATTTCTGCCTTGCAACGTCAGTCCGAAAAAGACACTAGAATTGTTTTAGAACTTAGAAAAGAGAACGACCTTTTAAGTAAAAAAGCTACGGATGCAGCTAAACCAGTTATCACTGAAGCTCCTAAACAAGCGCCTAGAAGATCTAGAAAACCAAAACAAGCTCCTAAACAAGCTTAATTTAACTTATGGAGGAGAAGGATTATACGGGACAGTTATTTACGAGTCAATCAATAATTTCGATGCTTGATGAATATTATAAAGAAGCTACGCCAGTCCATGATCCTTCTCCTATCGTAACGTGGGATCATCCTACACTAGTTACTAATGTATTAAATACATCAGATCCAGCAAAGTTACGTACTAAACATATTAATCATTCAGCAAAAGTACATATATTATTAGCCGATTTAAAATCATTACCAGCAAATAAATTGTCAGTAAATACTCATTATAACGAATTAGTAAGTTTAAGTTTATATTTACGGCATTATGAAACATCGATTCTAACAAAAGAAGGAATGATATTATGTAATGATATTTATAATTGGTATGAAAGCGTTAAAAGAACTGTTAAGTAGTGATGATCACAATACATTAATTGTATTATCTAAACTTCCTAAAAATGAAGATAAATTAAAAAAACTAAAAAGATTTTTTTTACAATCACATATTTTTGATGTCATTAAAGACCAAATTGATCCAATGTTTTTAGCATATGAAATTTACCTTATTTATTAAATGGATTCGTTCGACTTTTTTATTAATAATGAAGATTGGGAATTCTTCAATGAATTACCGGACGATGAACAAATACTGTTTACATATGATTTAATATGTGAAGAATTTTACGGTAAAGGTTCTACTGATGAAGAAGAGAAAACGCAAATACAAATTGAAAATTTTGAAGATTTTTTAGATACATTATCTGAACGATTAGTTGATTATAAATCAGATATATCTATTGTACAGTTAAATAATTATCTTATTTTCAATACTGAACAAAAAGATTTAATACAAACAACTGTATTAGAGTATTTTCAATTAGGTTATATTTTATCTCATGTTAGTATGAGTCAAAAAGTAACCATGCTTTTTCATAAACAACGATATTGCGAAATGTATTATATAATAGGAAAAACAAATAAAATATTATTTAATTAGTTATGATGTTCTCTAGAGAAACTAAATTTATACACTTTCAAGAAAATTTATTTAAAGTAATACGTATATTTCCGTCGCATAAAATTCCAGAAATTTATGTAGCTGATTTAAAAGCTTATTATGATTGTGACATTGCATTACGAGCTCATGATTTTTTATATTTATGTGAGTTATGCCCTGAAGCAGAAATAATAGAAGACTTAGAATCAGTTAATGAATCTACTGTATCGGAAGATAAAATAATTGAATAAAAATTAGGAATTACGAAATTTTGTTATTATCTTTATAATATGCAAAATTTAAACTTAGGCTATGCGTGTATCAATGAAACACTTAAGCTTCAAAAAATTACAACGAATCGCGGATTAAAAAAAGCAACTTTAAATTCTAAAGGTTTATCATATGCTTCGCAATTAGCATTACAAAATGTATTAGACTTAGAAACAGTAATGCAATGGAATGTTAAAAATAACATTAAATTATTTCGTATGTCATCCGATGTTATTCCATGGGGTAACAAAATAGACATTACTCAATTACCTGATTATACAGAAATTAAATCAGTGTTAGCTCGCGTCGGTGCATATGCTAATAGTAATGGTATTAGAATTACAACACATCCTGGTCCTTTTAATTTATTAGCTTCATCTAATCCAGATGTAGTTAAAAATACTGTATTAGATTTAGAAATGCATGCAACTGTATTTGATATGATGGGTTTATCTGAAACTCATTATAATAAAATTAATATACATGTCGGTGCTGCATATAATGATAAAATTGCTACAGCTAAGGTATGGTGTAATAATTTTAAAACGTTACCTGATAATATTAAGAATCGTTTAACAATCGAAAACGATGACAGAGCATCAATGTATTCAGTAAATGATTTGTATAGACTAATATATTCAGAAGTAGGAGTACCGATTGTATTTGATTACCATCATCATGGTTTTAATACTGGCGATTTAACTCATCGACAGGCGTTAGAATTAGCAATGTCGACTTGGCCTACAGGTATTAAGCCAATGGTACATTATTCAGAATCAAAATCTCAACATGAAAATGATCCTAAGATTCGTTTACAGGCACATTCAAATTATATTAATGGACCGATCGATACATTTGGTTATGATATTGATATAATGTTAGAAACTAAAGCAAAAGAATTAGCTTTATTGAAATTTCGTGATGTAGATAACCATGGGTGTAAAACTTTTTAAACTTTTTTTAATGGTTTTGAACGGTTTGTAATCCGGGCATCATAATTATTTTATATATATAAATTATAAATAAGAAATTAATAAAAGTATATTAATAATATAGTATTATATTTATTAAATATACATAGAGTTATGCGTCATAAGGAATTTACATTAAACAAGCTTGATTCACTTAAAGTTCGAATCGAAACACTTTCACGTCAAATTGAGACTACACAAATTAGTGCCCAAGACGCTATTAACGTTTTAAATTTCTTAAAGAAAGAATTAGAATTTATTTACGAGCGATTGGAGTTAGAACCAAATGAATAAAAAGCTTTTATTTTATTTAATAGGCGGCCTATCTGTAATTTTAGCAGGTACGGCCGCTTTTTTTTCAATAGCCGGTTTAGCAAAATTATTTGCAGGCGCGGCAGTCGCTGTTATGATAATGGCTTCTGCATTAGAAGTATCTAAATTAATTATTGCTTCATTTTTATATCAATACTGGCAAACATTAGCAGTTACTTTAAAATCATATTTACTTATAGCTACTGTAATTATAATGACAATTACATCTATAGGTATATATGGATTTTTATCTGCGGCGTATCAAGAAACAAAAAATACATATGAACTATCAGCTACATTTACAGATTCATTAAATTCTAAAAAAGTTTATTATGAAACATATGTAGCTACATATCAAAAACAAATCGATCAACAAACTAATCGATTAACTCAGTTAAATGAAATTCGCAATTCTCAAGAAAATAGATTAAATACAAAAATAGGAAGTTCATATCAAACTGATAAAAGTTCTAGACTAACTGATAAGCAAATTGACAATGTAACAAAAGATATAGATAAGTTAAATACAATCTTACTTCAATACACTGATTCAATTAATAAATTATCAGTTGCATCGACCCAAGCTAAACTAAAAAATAATTTAACATCTGACTTAGGTCCATTACAATTTATATCAGAAACATTTAATGTAAAAATGGATTTAGTTGTTAATGTATTGATTATACTATTTATAATTGTATTTGATCCATTAGCTATTTGTTTAGTATTAGCATATAATTTCATGAAGCTTCAAAATGAAGTAGAGCCTAAAATTAGTACGTCTAATGAAGTTGATAATCTACCAGTTGAATTGGACCAAGCTAGTCTTGTAGATATTAACACAGACCAAGCAACACCGGTTAAACCATATGAAGATCGTATTGATACAATTACAGAACCAGAAATTATAGTTGAATCCATGGATTTAATGTCACCGGAGCCATTGTATGAAGATACTATATTAGATATCAATGAAGTTCGTGCAATGAAAGCTGAAAAGGCTCAACAAATGTATTCTGGCGGAATATCAGTTTAAAATTTTGATTTACGAGATTTTTTACTTATATTCATATTAATGAAAATAAAAGAATCGATTTACAAGACTAAACATGTTGACGGTAAAAAATACGTACAATGTGAAAATTCTATTCCTGAGGGTAGATTTTGGAAAGGTAGTATTTGTAGAGAATACATAGCAGTTTCAGAAACATCTATTGCCGCTGTATGTTATTTATGCGTAAATAAAATAGTCGAAGCTCCGATTATTAAAGGGATTCAAGAAAAATCAGATAAGCCTAAAGGTTGGAAATTTATGAAATTATATGTACATAAGGATGGTACAGTTTATCATAAAGGAGTTGAACAACCTAGTTTACATGGTACATTACCTGTTACTAATGTAGCAGATAAGACTGAAAAGAAGCGAATGTCTAAACAAGAAAAATTAGACCGATTATTAATAGTCGGTAAAGAAATTAAACATTTAAAAGCTGAATTATTTACCGAAACAAGAAAAGGTAAAAAAGTTGAAATTGCAAAAAAATTGTCTAGATTAAATAGAGAATTATCTAAACTATCAAAATAAAAGTTATGACTAAAAAAAATATATACGACGAAGGACCTAACGCTCAAATGAAATTAAGCGATCCTAACCAACTTGCGCAATTAGAAAAAGAATTTGAACAAGATGTATATAAAGAATTCGAATTTGGATTTAATTCAAAAGATTCGATTATTTACTTACATGGTGATATACAAAACGGAAACTTATTTGATATTGTTTCTAAATGTAGACTGATTCTTAATTATCGACCAGAAGAAGATGCTGAAAAACCTATTACGGTATTATTAAATTCAAATGGCGGTGATGTATATGAAGCATTGGGTATAATCGATTATTTCGATTCATTATCAGTGCCTGTTAACATTATTGCTAGAGGAAGAGCAATGTCAGCAGCTGCAATGATTTTATGTTCAGCATCAGGCGTAAGAGCAGCATCTAAAAATACTACGATTATGCTTCATGAAGCTTCTGCAGAAATTTATGGTAAGACAGCTGACTTAAAAGCAAATGCAGATCATATTGATGAATTAGAAGATTCATTTTATAAAATGTTAGCAACTAAATCTAATCAAACAGAAGAATTTTGGATTAAAGCTTGTAGAAAAGATTTTTATATGACAGCATCTAAAGCTTTAGAATATGGATTAATTGATCAAATTGTATGAAAATAGACGTAGAAAAACAATGGGAAGAATTAATGGGCTACATTGAAACATATGTAGACTCGGATAGGAAAGATGCATTGAAATCAATGTATGAAAATTTATCTGATAAAATTTGTACAGCTCCAGCATCGGGTAATTCAAATTATCATAATTGTTTTCCTGGTGGTTATATCGATCACGTGAATAGAGTAGTTCGATGCGCATTTACATTACATGCTATATGGACTGAAGCCGGAGCGATTGTAGGCGACTATAGTCGTAATGAATTGGTATTCGCTGCAATTAATCATGATTTAGGTAAAGTAGGAACAGATACAGAAGATTATTATATTCCGAATGATTCTAAATGGCATGTAGATAGGGGACAAATTTATAAGATTAATACTAATCTTACTTTTATGAAAGTACCTGATAGAAGTTTGTTTATGTTACAGCGTTATAATATTCCAGTAACTGAAACTGAGTATTTAGCAATTAAATTACATGATGGTATGTATGCAAAAGGTAACGAATCTTATTTAATGACTAATTCAGAAATGTCATTAAAAAATAATATGCCTATTTTATTACATCATGCTGATCATATGGCATCGCAAATTGAAGATGCAAATAAACATAAAGGTAATACTGAAACTGTAGTTGTTGAACCTCAAAATAGAATTAAATCTAAAATGACAAATGTCAACAACCCAGTGCAAGATGATGCATTAAAAGCAGCATTTGATTCTATATTCGGATAAGTATGATAATTACAATAATATTATTTATATTAGTAATTGGAGCAGGTTATGGTATTTATAATCTGCTTCAACAAAACGAACAGTTAGAAGATTTAGTAAATGAACAAGCTACTAAATTAGCAGATATTAGAACTACAGTTTTAGATATTGAAGCTAAATTAATTTCTTTAGATATAAAAGGATCTTTTGAAGCAGACGACGAAGTAGGATTTTTCTTTATTGAACTTAAAAATTTAAGTAAAGAATTAACAAAAGGAGTACAAGACACATATGACATTTGAAGAATTAGAACAACTCGAAATTGAGTATTGGATAAAAAATAATACTAAAAAAGCTAGAAAGCGTTATTTTACTGAAATAACAGAACAAGCTATATTAGCCTATAATGCTACTACGGATGAATTAGATAGAAATAAAATTTACAATAAATTTATTCGGTATTCATTCGATAAACTATCAGAAAATTTAATTCATACATTTAAATTTTATAATTTTGATGTTCCATATGAAGATGTTAAAAATGAAACAATTGCTTTTTTAAATGAAAAAATTCATAAGTATTCAGATCCATCAAAAGGAAAAGCATTTTCATATTTTTCAATTGTAGGTAAAAATTATTTGATTTATCATAATTCAAACAACTATGATAAGTTTAAAAATAAAGCCGATGTAGAAGCAATTGATGAGGCTCGTCAAATAATTAATGAAGTAACACGAGCATCTGATGTAGAAGAAAAATCAGAATTTATGGATGAGTTTATTAAATATGTCGATGATAATTTAACGGTATTATTTAAGTCGCAGGTAGATATGTCAGTCGCAGATTCGGTATTAGAATTGTTTCGTACTAGAGAAAATATTGAAAACTTTAATAAAAAAGCTTTATATATTATGATACGCGATCGAACCGGAGTTAAGACACAGTATATTACAAAAGTAGTAAATATACTAAAACGTATGTACGCCGAAATGTATTATCAGTTTTTGCAAACCGGAAAAGTTAAATATACAATTATCAAAAAATCCGAATTTATGGTTTAAGTATATTTATATATAAACCGTAACAGTATGGAAGGATTTGACATAGAACTTTTTAAAGGTAAATCATTTTCAGATTTATTAAAAGACATTTATAGTAACTCTCAAAAGAAAGATAGACAAATAAATGTCTTGATATCTGAATTAAGACCTTTAATAAAGAACATAGGTGATGCAACAGTTATAGTCCCTTTAATTAAAGAGTATTTAGAAGTAGGTGTAAAAAATGATGAGCATCTAGTAAAATTAGCCGCTGTAGTACAACGGTTAATTTCTACTAATAATAAGGTCCAATCTGAAACAGGTCAATCATGGATGTTATCTGACGACGAAAAGAGACAGTTATTAGAAGAATTAGATTCATTGGACGTTAGTCATACTGAAATCAATCAAAAAGTTATTGAACTTTCAACTACTCAAAATGATGTAGAACAGTCAATTGATAATATCGAAGATGAATTGTAATGTTAGATAAGTTTAAAACATCAGCCGGCGAATTAGAACTAGTTCCTGCAGAAGTATTATCTGTTAATTTTTCGGATTCGAATCCGACTTTAGTTAATACAATTCGAGTTAAAGTTTTAGATCGACAAACTGCCGCTGTATCTGATACATCATTAAATTCATTAATTGCACGCCCATTAAGTTCGTTAGTTAAACGAATTCCATTAGTGCATGAAGTAGTATTATTAATAAAAGCTCCATCTGCATATACTAATGGAATTCGTGTTGATAATGACAATTATTATATTGATATTATAGGATTAGCTAGTAATTTAAATCATAATTCACTACCAAAAGTTTCTAAAGTAAATGTATTAAGTACTACTAAAACAAATAGTACGTCATATTCAAATTCACAAACAGGTAATGTTAAAGTTAATACTACATCAGAATCTACGATAGATAGTAACTTTACAGAAAATTCTTTAGTAAAAGCTTTACAGCCATATGTGGGCGATGTATTATTAGAAGGAAGATTTGGTAATTCAATTAGATTTTCATCTACTCAAAAAAATACATCATTATTTTCAAAAATACCTAAATGGTCGCAAGGCACTGTAGGAGACCCTATTTTAGTAATTAGAAATACTAGACAGTCGACAAATACAAATCGACAAAATGATTTTACTACTGAAGATTTTAATTTAGACGATTCAGTAATTGCATTAACTAGTGGACAGCAAATAGAATTTACGCCTAATACAAATGTAAATGTAGCATTAAAGTCAGAAGGATTAGATACTTGGCAAAAAGATAAATGGGGTAAAATACCAAATGCTTTAGTATCATCTGGTCGAGTTACTATTAATTCGAATGCTAAAGAAGTATCTGTATTTGGTAAAGATGGAATTTCATTAGCAGCAGATAATAGTGTTACTGTAGATTCGACTAAAAATATTGTATTAAATGGTTCAGAAATTAAATTAGGAAATAATGCTACTGAACAATTAGTATTAGGTAATCAATTAGTAACTTGGTTAAATAATTTTATTACAACTTTAAGTACAATGACCGTTACTACTCTCGTAGGTCCTTCATTACCATTAATTACTAGTCCGCAATGGGCTGCGATCCAGTCATTGCAAGGACAATTAAATACATTATTAAGTTTAAATGTTAAAGTAGCAAAATCATTATCTACTACTACATCAGGTACAGCTAGTCCGTTCTTTAAAAATTCGGGCAATCCTGATTATTCAGTTTCAGAACAACGTAAACAGACATTAACTAAAGAACGTGATGATATTATTAATAAAGAAAATATATTAGGTACTTTATCAGTACCAGATCAAGAACGAAAACAGTTAATAGAACGTATATTATTATATCAATCCGAATTAAATTCAGAAATACCTAAGCCTCGTTAATATGCCAAATGATTTAAATATAAATGATCCGGAATTAGAAGATGATGAAATCATCGAACCCGATCCAGAAGAAGAACAAGCATTAGATGAATCTACTGTAGATTTTTTTAAATCATTAGCAGTTTCAACGCCAACTGAGACAGATCCAGAAGCAATTGATCCTGCGGGCATTGCTGTTAATAATGAGGATGTACAAAAAATATTAAAAGCAATAAAAATTGCTAAACAAGATTGGCTAAACAATGTAAAAGAATCAGGACGCGATAATACCGGTAGTCCTAGAATTTTACAAATGCAAAAAAATACAGGTGCAATTGCGCAAGCTTGGTGTGCATCCGCAGTTACTACATGGTGGAAAGAAGCAGGATTATTATCTACCAATTGGAAAGGATCTGCATCGGTAGTAGCTTGGACAGAGTGGGCTAAAAAAAATAAAAGGTGGAGCAAAACACCAATGCCGGGTGCAGCAATAATTTATGATTTTGTAGGTGGTAGATCAGCAGGCGGTGATCATATTGGTTTATGTGTAGCAGTTGAAGGCGGAAAAGTAGCATCGATTGATGGAAATTATGGAGATAAAGTTTCTGCATATCAACCAAATTTGGCCACTGTATTAGGCTATGTATTACCAGTAACAAGTAGTATATCAAATATATTAAATGAAATATCATCAGAAGTTAAATTAGCTGACTTCAAGAAATCACAACCGCAAAAGTACAGCTAATTGTAAAATAACTATAATTATTTAAAAGAATTATGAATACAAAAGAGTTTGTACAGGCAATACGCCAAATTATTAAAGAAGAAGTACAAAAAACTGTTAAACAAGAAATTCAAGTTTTGTTAAGTGAGTCTAAAACAATTGATACATCATTAGTAGATATTATTGAACCTAGAGTTAAAGTACAACCTAGAAAGACGCAACCACAACGTACCTTTTCAAAAAATCCAGTATTAAATGAAATTTTAAATTCAACAGCACCGATGAATTTACAAGAATCATATATGACTGATTCAGTTGCAGAAGTAAATTATAATGATCATGATGAATGGCCGACAATGCGTAATATGTCAGGCATATCAAATAAAATTGGCGTAGCTTCTATGATACCAACTACTGATACTGAAGGTAGGCCATTAGCTAATGTACATGTACCTGAAGAAGTAGCAAATGCATTAACAAAGGATTATTCTGCGTTAATGAAAGCAATTAATAAGAAAAAAGGAAATTAATAAGTGGCGATAGAACAACGAAATAAAGCTGTAATAGATACAGAACCAGATGTAGCGATAGGATTAAAATTGCCTATCATTTCTACTAATGGCAGATTATTTCCGTTAAACTATACTACCGACGATCAACTTTTTACAAATGTAAAAAATTTATTATTAACTAGTCCTGGTGAAAGATTATTTCATCCGGAATTTGGAACTGATATTAAAAAATCTTTATTTGAACCTAATACAACTACTTTAATAGGTAAAATAAAAGATTCAATTGTAACAGCAATTGGATATTGGATTCCTAACGCTAGTATTGTTACATTAGATGTAGAACCATTAACAATTGCAACTGGATTAGTTGAAGAAAATGGCGTTGCTATTAGTTTAGTAATTCAAAATAATACATCAGGAGTAACACAACCAGTTACGTTTTTAGCTACCCCGTCGGGTATAGAAGAAACATCAGAATTAGCAATATAACATGACACAAGTTAATAAAGATATACGTTATTTAAATAAAGACTTTAGTCAGTTTAGACAAAGTTTAATAGAGTTTACTAAGACGTATTTCCCAGATACATTTAATGATTTTTCAGAAGCGTCACCTGGTACAGTATTGTTAGAACAAGCTGCATATGTAGGTGATGTATTATCATATTATACCGATTCTCAATTAAAAGAATCATTATTGTCTTATGCAACCGAACGACCTAATGTATTAGCATTAGCAGCAGATAAAGGATATAAAACAAAAAATTCTATTCCCGCAACTGTTGAATTAGATATTTTTCAATTATTACCTGCAATTACATCAGGCACAACAAAAGTACCAGATTGGAATTATGCGTTAACATTAAATTCGGGCATGACTGTTCGAGCAGATCAGTATAATGTAGAATTTAGAACAATATCAGATATTAATTTTTCTGCATCATCTTCATTTAATCCTACCGAAGTATCTGTTTATCAAATTAATAGTATAACAAAAGAAGTTGAGTATTTTCTTTTAAAGAAAAAAGTAAAAGCAGTTGCAGGTACATTAAAAACAGTTACATTTGACTTTACCGACGCAAGAAGATTTGACAAAGTAATTGTAGATGACGAAAATATTATTGAAATTGTTTCAATTGTAGACTCAGATGAAAATACATGGACAGAAGTTCCGTATTTAGCACAAGATACAGTATATGAAACTATAGCTAATTCAGTACAAAACGATCCTGCATTATCAGTTAATTCAAATGTTCCTTATTTATTAAAACTTAAAAAGACTGCTAGACGCTTTGTAACTAGATTTACAGCTGAAGGTAAATTAGAAGTTCAATTTGGAGCCGGCGTTTCTGATAATGACGATGAAACAATCATTCCAAACCCAGATGTATTAGGATTATCATTACCTGGTATTGGTAAATCATTTGATAGTGCAATAGATCCATCAAATTTTTTATATACAAAAACATATGGATTAGCGCCATCAAATACGACATTAACTATTACTTATTCAATAGGTGGAGGCGTAGCTTCAAATTTACCATCACAAACATTAACAAATATTGTAGGCGTAAATTATTCTATTAATGAAGAATTTTTAGATACTGTATTATTACAGCGAATAAAATCTTCAATTGCATCAACAAATATGTCACCTGCAATCGGCGGAAAGTCATTAGAATCAATTGAAGAAATACGTCAAAATGCAATGGCAGAATTTGCATCTCAAAATAGAGCGGTTACTGTACAAGATTATATTATTCGTGCATATTCATTGCCTGCTAAATTTGGATCTGTGGCAAAAGCATATGTATTACAAGACGATCAACTTAATGCCGATAATATAAGAATTCCAAATCCACTAGCTTTAAATTTATATACATTAGGATATGATGTTAATGGTAATTTAGCTTCATTAAATGACGCTGTTAAAACTAATTTACAAACTTATTTAAGTCAATATAGATTATTAACAGATGCCGTTAATATCAAAGATGCATATATTATTAACATTGGAATTACATTTGAAATAGTAACATTACCTGAATATAATTCAAATGAAGTATTATTAGCATGTATTACTAAATTAAAAGATATATTTGCAATTAATAAATGGCAAATAAATCAACCAATTATATTATCTAAAATATATACGGAATTAGATAAAGTAGTAGGTGTACAAACGGTTACATCAGTGGATATTAAAAATTTATATTCATTGACAGCTGGGTATTCAGGAAATATTTATGATACAAAGACAGCTACTAAAGACGGTGTAATATATCCATCATTAGATCCGTCTATTTTTGAAATTAAATATCCTAATAAAGATATAATAGGAAAGGTTGTATCACTTTAATATATACAAAAATGATTTGGTCAATATTACCATATAAAGATACTACCTTATACGAGGAAGATTCTACTAGAAATACCGGATTAGATCAGGTAAATGAACTTCGTGTTCAATTAATAGATTCAAATTATTATGAGTCTAGAATATTAATGTCATATGATACTGATAAAATTCAAAATTACTTATCAGCTGAATCAATTAATGTATCAGATATTTCTGCTTCATTAAATATAAATTTAGTACAAGCATATGAATTACCATTTAAATATGAAATTGGAGTACGACCATTATCTCAACCATGGGTTAATGGTACGGGATATTTAACAGGTACTAGAGTTACTAATGGAGCATCATGGACTAATATTAATGGAACTACGGAATGGACCGGTTCAGTAACATTAACACCATCAAATTCAGGTAGTTTTAATTATCAACAAATATCCGGATCATTATATAAAACTGGTTCATACGACACTGTTATAAATTATAATACAACTAAAGGTGGTAGTTCTTGGTATATTAATACTGCTAATACTAGTTCATTATATTGTTATCAGACATTTGACTATAAAACAAATTCAAATATATCAGTTGATGTATCTCCAATTGTTAAACAATGGTTAAACAATGACATTCCTAATTATGGATTTGTCGTTTATTTAAATAAAATTGATTCTGAAACTAGTACTAGTATTTCATTTAATGAAAATACATTAATTCAAACATACGCAGCAGAAACTGATACTATATATTCACCTACATTAACAATATATAATTTAGTATCTCAAAGTTTTAGTCCTAGTAATACTATTCTAAGTCCGACAGGTAGTGTAATTGTATATCAACCGAATTTTAGCGGAGAAGTTAAAGCCAATGCTAAACATAGATTTATATTAGCAGCACGGCCGGAATATCCTAGACCCGCATTTGGCCAAAATACGGTATTTAATGCTTTATTAAATTTACCTAGTAGTTCATATTTTCAAATTAAAGATTCATTAACAGATGATATTATGATTCCATATAGCCAATATACAAAAATAAATACAATTGGCGATCATTCATTTATTGAATTTTATACAACTATGTTATATCCTGAAAGATACTATAAGTTTGAAATAAAAACTATAATAAATACTTTTGATTATTTTATAACATCACCAGATTTTACTTTTAAAGTAGTACGATAATGTCATATAAGTTACAAGAATTTGATAAAACATATGTATCTACGGGTGCAATTAAATTGGATTCAATTAAACCATTAGATAATGTTCCATTACAAACAGCACCGGATGGTACATTGTATATTGATTCTAATGATACTATCGATCGAAATAATCTAGTTCCATTATATACTGTTAAATTAAATAATGATCAGTTTCGAAATGTAATAGATACTGAGTTTAATGAGTTTACAGTACCGGCACAAGATCGCACTCCCCTATTAGAAGCTGAAATTGAAGCACTTCGTTCTGATAGAAATAGATTTGCAAAGTTATATCAACAGACAAAAGCTGTTAATGTAGAACAAGAACAAATTATACAAGAGTTTGAAGTTAAAAAATTCTCTGATCGATTGTATAGATCATTTGCTTTATTTTCCGATGCAAATCCAACTAAATTAATGTCTAAAAACAAACGGTATATTTTATATATGCAACCAGATGGTAATTTAGTAATGTATCAGTCTAAAAATACAAATGGGTATGACGTAAATGCAGAAGGAGAAAATGGAATTGTTATATGGGCTTCGAATCAAGGAGTAAAAGGCGATGGACCATGGTCAGCAGCATTCCAAACAGACACTAATTTTGTAGTACGAGATAATACAGCCGTTGCTAGATGGGAGTCAGGAACTGCTAATCGTGCTAGTGCAGATTCGTATTTAATTTTACAGGATAGTGGCGTATTACAAATTTTAGATGGTACTAGAGTTGTATGGCAAGTACCCTAACGGTTTATCTACATAAACCTTATATCTAAATATTTATAATAGATGTTATCAGTATTTACAAATTCAAATGAATTATTAGCTACTAACAAAACTACTGCTGGTAATCGATTGCAGATTATCGACACTAGTTTAATGGCTGCAAAATACTTCGGTGTTACGTTATCGGGTAGTAGTAATTCAAATGTAAAAACAGAATTTCATTTATATACGACTACAGGAAATTATATTACAGGCGATCATAATATTACTACAAAAATAGGATATAATGATACTACTAATAATGATGTAGCCCCGGAGTTTTTATCTGTAGATTTTAAATCTAAGTTTAATGAATTAGGCCTTACTAAAGGTACATTTAAAACAGTTTTAAATGTATTTGATGATATTATTGGTTCGTATGATGGCCCAAGATTATGGGTTAAAGAAATTTCACCGTCACGAACAGAACTTCGTTTACAGTTAGCTAATAATGTAGATCCTACTTTAATTCAAAGTGTAACTGATTTTCAACGCAGATGGGAGCTAAACAATAAATTAAATACAGCATTTTCGTATTTACTTAATTTTGGAAATAACAATACATTTCAAATTGTTAATTTTAGATTTGATATAGATTTATCAACTGTACCAGAAATTGTCGTAAAATTATATCAGCCATTATCTAGTACTATAGGTGAAAAGTCTAAACTTTGGATTTCTGAAGAAGTTATTAGTAGTGTAATACAAACTATAAACATTGTTCCTGCAGCTACTGATGAAGCCGGGAATCAACTGTTAGGACCTAATTTTAATATCGATGAATATACGGTTCAGTCAGTAGCAACTGATTACAAATCATTTAATGACTTATTAGCTTCGAATGTTAGTACGTCACAAAAAATTATTGATAGATATGTATCAGGCTCGAGTGGTATTGCATTAAATATACAGTATAATGAGTTTAGTAACTTTGTTCATTATGGATCTGCAGTAGAACAAGTAGAAAACTTCTACTATAAAATGCAATTAATTGAATCTTATTCAGACAAAATTAATACATTAAAAACATCTACTTTATCTAGTTATATTTCTACAAATATTAATGATATATACAATCAACGAAATACTATAGTAAATTCATTTAGCAATTTTGAAAAGTATTTGTTTTTTGAGTCTGATATTACTAGACTATACACTCATATAACAGGATCGGTATCACCGTGGCCAAAACAAACAGTTGCATCAGGTTCAACATGGATAGAAGCATTTGAGCGATGGTCAATGGCGTCATATACATTTGGAGAAGGCGGCATATACGAAGATCCATACCAGTATTTTGAATCAAATTATTCTACTACTAGTTCAGTAGCTGATACATATTATGCTAATTTATTAGAACAAGCTACGATTTATGATACATTTAATGTACATGCATTAGTAAATGCAGTACCGGCTCATATGTTAACTACAAATGAATCTGATGAATTTTCAATGTTTGTTAATATGTTAGGTCAGCATTATGATGTAATTTGGTCATATGTTAATCATTTAACAGATATTAACCTTCGAGAAGAAAATCCTAAAGCAGGAGTGTCGGATGATTTATTATATGATATTGCTAAGTCATTTGGATGGGAATTAATTAATGGAAAATCTACATCGGAGTTATGGAGATATGCCTTAGGAGTTGATACTAATAACTCCAATGCTAATTCTTTATCAACTGAATCTTCAGTTAAAGAAGTATGGCGTCGAATAGTTAATAACTTACCGTATATTTTAAAAACAAAAGGCACAGTAAGATCTGTTAAAGCTTTAATTAACTGTTTTGGTATTCCATCGACATTTTTATCTATTAAAGAATACGGCGGTCCGTCTACTTATACAGAAGACAATCATTTTCCTAATTTTGAAAAAGAAACATTTAATTATGCGTGGCGTGCTACAGGGTCTGCATATTTATCTATTCCATATACAGGGTCATTAGCGCAACTTAATCCTAATACAGTAGAATTTAGATTTAAAACTGATAATAATAGTACATATAATTCAGGTTCATCGTATAGAATTTTACAATTATCAAACAATTTATTTTTAGATTTAACTAAACAATCTAATGTAAATAATAAAGGTAGATTAACATTATACGGAACAGGAAGTTCTGGATCTGTATCTATATCTGACTTAGAAGTATTTGATAATTCGTGGCATACTATTGCAATTAATCATACTACAGGTAGTACTAGTACATGGAATATAGATGCAGTTAAATCATTATACGGAAAAACAGTATACCATAAGTCAGCATCTATTGATTTAACGGTCTCTAGCTCAGCATTTAAGTTGTTTAGTTCTGCATCTAATAGTACTATATTGTATTTTGGTAGCGGATCAAATAAATTAAATGGGCATATTCAAGAAATTAGACTTTGGTCTGGTAGTTTAAATGATGCAACTATTCAAGAGCATGCTGCGTCTCCGTCTACTTATACATATAATGTAGATAGGAATGCTACAGCGACAGGTGATGAAGCATTGGCGTCGTATAATAACTTGATAAATAGGTATTCATTATTATCTAATCAAGTATATTCAGGATCTATATACATTAATTCTATACATCCTAATCAAAGTTTATATCAAAATAAATTATATTTTAATGGATATGTTACGCAGTCAGTTGATTATATTAAAAGTAATGCATTTGAAGGCTTTGAAGAAATATATTATTTGCCTACGCCTTCGTTAGGAAATACATCATTGTATTCTAATAAAGTTAGAATAGAATCATCTTCATTAAATGGTACATTAAATACAAAGACTAGAGTAGAAGCGTCTTCATATGATAAATTTTCAGCTGATTCAAATCGTTTAGGTATTTATTTTTCACCTCAAAATGCAATCAATGAAGACATTTTTAATCAATTAGGATACTTTGAAATTGATGATTATATTGGAAATCCTAATGATTTATACAAAGACAGTTATCCATTATTAAAATCATTTTCTAGTAAGTATTGGAAAAAGTATAATAGTAAAAATGACTTTGAAGCATATTTTAGATCATTAGTTGATTATGATTTTACATTATTTGAATACATTAAGCGATTAGTTCCATTAAGAACCAATTTAATATCTGGACTAGTAATTGAACCAAATGTATTAGAAAGAAACAAAGTAAGATCATTAGGTAAAGCTTCAATTCAAAACTTATATCATACTAGTTCAATTAATGTAGATGATACAATATTAGT